AGCAATTTTATTTTTAAACTGTTCTTGGCGAAGCCGCCTTTTTGAATATTTTTGCGGTCTGCTTCGGGGAAAGAGTTTAGCAACTCAATGTCTTCTTCGGATTGTGGATTGCGCAATCTTTCCAAATCATATTCAGATAGAACTTTTTCATAACTTGTTGCGTTAAAAGTTGTCACGCGCTTGGCAACAATATCAAAAGGATTTAAAAGAATATACTTGAGAGGAATCTGGTTTCTAATCTCTGCACCTTCTTCTGCATACATGGTGGAGAGCTTTTTAAAGTCCTCTAAATCAAACTTACCATCAACTCTGTAGATGAAGATGTTGCCGCTGCGATAGTATTCGCGGAAAAACTGGTCTTTCAAATCCCATACGCGAATCTTACGCATCCAGCGATAAAAGAAGTCTTTTGCTTTGTCTGTGCCGCCTTCAAAAAAGATTTCGCCATTGGAAAATTCCGACATCAAATCAATAGCATTGCGGAAAATAGGAACATTGGCGTAGGCTTTTTGACATAGCTCAATCGCCTCCCGAACATAAACGCCGTCGTTAGAAAAGCTGTAAGGCAACATGCCAGCACGAATGCTGCTGTAGCGATCAAAAGTCGGAGCAAGAGCCGCACGATTAACTCTGCTAGAAGTTGCATCTGTTCTGCTTAAACCTTCTCTGGAAGCTTTTGCAAATTGAACCATAGAAGCGTCAGAAGTGTAAAATGGTTCACCAGCCGAAACAGGCTCAGTGTTTGCAGTAATTGTTGATTGAAAGTTCGGAAGAGACTTTTGATTGAACTTTGTCCAATAGTCGGATTTTTTGTTGTAAGAGCGGGCCATTAATTTATATTACACGCAAATCTTACAAATCCCACTTTCAAAGTTACTTTAGACAAAAAATGGAGCGAATGTAGCTTCTGTATCCTCTGCTTTAAAATTCATCATGTCAAAGTAGGTTTGAACCATCCAGTTGCCTAGAACCAAAGAAGAGTAAGAGTCACGACGAGCTTTATCTGCGCCATTTTGTCTCTTTAGGTTTGATGGCAAGTCGAAAGACTGTGTGCCTTGGCTAGTTGTTGAAACTTGAATAAGAGCGCACTCAGCCTTGGTCAAATCAATCATGTCTTTCTGATGCTCGATAAAATCAATCATTTTTGCGGCTGTATTCTTTTCGTCCGCATCTGCTACTCTCAAGAACTTGATTTGGTCAATGGGAATGCTCTTGCCTCTTTGGCGTTGATAGTCATCATTAACTGCGCTGCAAGCAAACCAAATTTTCTTATGATCAAAAGAAGACTGTAATAATTCGTTTGCAAACCGAATCCACTGTGAAGTTGGGCGACGAAGATGGCATATCTTTTTGGACGATAAGTTGTATTGATTGCGAGCTTCGCGCAAAGATGCATTGTAGTTTTGAACATCATCAAAGTCTGCGTCAAAGCAGTCTATTTTAAAATCATTGCTTTTGAACAAGTCGCTTTCGTTGCAGGCGTTTAGGAATTGCACGCCACCATTGTAGTCACCAACAATGCAAACAATATTGAAGTTTGTTAAGATATAATAAAAATAAAAAATATGATCTTTCAGGCGAGTGCCAGAAATAGCATAGCTATGAACAACTGTTCCTATTCGCTTTTCTTTATTGATTTTAATAACATGCATGCCAAAGTCGTCAGAGCTTTCGCTTTCAGACCAAGATGGGTCAAAAGATAAAATATATTCATCGTTTGGTTCGCCAGCAATTTCCACACATTGACCTTGACCATCTTCAATGGTGCAAGCTGCCATTTTGCTAACTTTAAAATAACCGCTGGAATCATCAGTGAATATCGAACCAAACTCGCGATCAAACTGAGACTGACTCAAGGTTGATTTTGCTTGCTGAATCAAAGACTGATCGTATAACTGAGTTGGCGCACAGTCATAACTCAAGTGCATGATAACGCGATGCGCTACATCACTTTTTTCAGGATTTAAAATAAGATGCTCGTATTGCTGATATAGTTTATACAAGTATTCAAATTTGTAGGAAGCAGAAGAAAGCGCAATGATTTTATTATTTGGCCATTGAGTGCGATCTTCTTCTTGCATTTTGCCCGTTTCAATTAATTCTGTTTCCAAGTTATAAATTTCCTGACGCTCTGTGGGGTTTTCCACAACAGATAAGAAAGGCAAAATAACTTCATTAAAGATTCGTTCTGGCATGAGCAAAAACTCGTCAATAATCATTCTTTGAAAGCGGAAGCCGCGCAGTTTTTCGCCATCACCAAGAGGCAGCGCAGTGATCTTGCTGCGGCCAATTTCCATGACCCACTGATCGTTATTTTTAGAAACTCTTGTGACCGCCTCGGCGAACATGGAGGCTTTTGGCGTTTTTATAATGTCTTCAATCTTGCTGAAAATCATTCGGCTCTGACGAAAGCTTTTGGATATGATGCCAATATGCACTCCTTGATGCAGAACAGCGTCTAGAGCAGCGAATAAACCTGTTGTAAAGCTTTTACTCTGGCCACGACTCCAAACGCCTAGAAAGTAATCTGTGAGCATCATGGACTTGATTGCCATGTGTTGAAATGGAAACAATCTAATACCAGTCAACAATTCGCAAGTGAAAGACGGATTCTCCTTGAGAAACTTGTACAGCATGATCTTAGCTTCTCTCTCTTCTAAAAAGCCTTTCGCATCAAGGATTTCTTGATTGATGTTTAGAAAGTGTTTTCTTCTTTTTTGATTGCCTTCAGTCCAAGCCATTTAATAATCCTCCGTTAATATAAAATTGTAAATCTACGTTCCAAAGCTTTTTGCCGTGAACCAAAAGAAGAGGAATAAGTTTTTCACTGTTCTTGCGATTGCTGGAGAATACAAACTGGCAGCAGTCTTTAAATTCCATTTGCAAAGCTCTCATATTGTGGTAGATGTAAGCAAGATTGCTCTTGTGAGAGTTTTTGCCATTGTTTTTCTGTATCTGTTCAAAGTCGCTTTCCACAACCACAAAAATGAAAGACTCTTGCTCACGCGCACGCGAGAGTTCGCGCTTAAATCGGTCCAAGTTGTCTTCGCTTACTGTGGATTTAAAGTCTGATTCAGACTTGCGATCAACAAACGTATAATTAAAATACTTTGGCTCAACACAGTAATCTCCCAAGTCCAGCTTTAGAAATTCGCTATTCTTGAAGGATAGGGGTTGCTGCTCTCGCGTGTCAATGAAAATTTTTGGGTTTGGATTGGCGAGGCATTCTTTTGGAAACTTATCGCCAAACATAAGCTTGGAACCGCAACTCTCACTTGCCGCAGAGTAACTGCCAAAAAACTTTTTAAAAACTGAAATACTTGGCAAACCATAACTCTTCAGGATAACTTCGCATGGTGCAAATCCATCCTTGGACTTTGAACAAAGCATGTCCAAAAGAATCATGCAAACTCCCAAATCTTTATTGTATTGTTGATTAAAGAACTTATCCTGATTCTCACTACTGAGAAAATAAGTTTGAAAATACTGCTCTTTGTTTTTAAAAGGCAATAAATCGCCAGTAAGCAAGTCTTTGCGCCTAAAATGCTTTACATAATAATCATGTAAAAACATGTCATGCTTTTTGATGTGAGCATGGAGACTGCGTTCTGAATCGAACCCTTGTTGACATTCTAAACAATTAAATGACATCTTCTTTTGAAACACCAAGAACTCTCGCTTTCCACTCGCCCATGCTCTCTAGTCTATTAGCTTCTTCACTAATTACCTTCTTTTGCATCTCTGCAATCTTGACCATGTTTTTGCGCTCTTCTTCATCCTGAAACAATTGAACCAAAGAAATAATTGATGCATTTTCTTTGTATTTATTTTTCATTCTTTCGGCGCGATCACCTTGCAGTTTTTTAGTGAGATTTTCAATGCGCCCTTCGCATTGATGATACTCACTAGACTTTGCCTTAATAATTTCAGCAAGCCTAACAGTCATATCTTGTTGATCGTCAATCTCATCAAATTGATCGTTAAGTTTGTTCAAGTGCTTGCCAACAACTTCCAAGTTGATGATTTCTTTGCACACGTTCATGTAAAGATTCAATTCATCAGAGGATAGGTCTGGTTTGTCCCAAGTTAAACGAATAAATTCTTCTTCAAAAAGAACACGATCTTTTTGCGACAAGTAATTATTCATGATTGTCACAAAGCGAGAATTAGAAAGATTAATAGTGAGCTTATCAACACAAATCTTATACTGGCGAGAAATTTTGTTTTCGTCTAGAGTTAAACCTGTAGCATCATTTATCTTTTTTAAGACACGGCTAGAAGCTTTTGGCGGAATGTATTCTGTGAGCAATGCAGACTCAGAATTGCCAACAAGATCAGGATTCACTAGTCTAATGTAGTCAAGAATCGCTCTTTGTTCCATGCCAAGCTTTTTAACTTCGCGATCTTGGAAAATCAATTCAGCAATGCGAAAAGTAGATGTTCCAGCTTGACTCTGCAAAAGAGCAAACTGTTTTTGAGCATCAGTTAGTTCAATGCTTTCATTCTTTTCTTTTTTTGTGGTTGTGAAAGAGTAATTATTATCAATTAAAAATTGCCTAACCAAGCGGCCTTCTTTTTTTCTTCCGTCCAAAGACTGATCGTTGAAACACCTTTTAGTGAGTTCATTGAGGTCAGTGATTTGCAAATAGTTTTCGCTAATGAATTTTTTTTGCTCTTCTGTGAGATCGCTCATAAAATGTCTTTATTCTTTAAGATTTCAATAGCCTTGTCTCGAAAAAGCTTTTTGAGATTTTTGATTTGCTTGTAGCCGATTTTACGATTTTTTTCGCTGCTGCGATAGCCTAAAAATTTTGCAACATCTTCGTCCGACATCTTTTCGAAGAAAAGCATTTGGTAGGCGCGAAAATAGTTTTCCGACAATACTTTTTTCATCTCTTGATTCAGTAGGGAGATTGATTGAGAAAAATCTAATTGATGCAGAGGCATCTCTTCAACTTCGCGAGAGTGATTTTCCAACTCTAGCGGAAGCTTGATGTTATAACCATATCTCTTGCTCTTGGACCAAACAGCATACTTTTCACAAGAGGAGTCTTGCGTTCCGCTAATATTTAAAGCACAAAAATCATCGCCCAAATTATAAGGACAACTCATGCACGGTTTAACGTAATTGGTATAATTATTGCGAATAAGATTTCGAATCTGATTAGCAATGA